ATTTTCTGGCTGGCCGTTAGCGAGCCTTCCGCGTTCTTGTACTCAATGAGGCGCAGCACGCCGTTGGGGAGGTAGACGCGCAGATCTGGATCGCCGGCCGCAATGCCTGTCGCCTGGGCCTTCACCGCGGCGCGTTTGCTGCGGTAGTCGCCGTTCATGTCGCCGGCAATCGTGAAGGATGGGCGGTTGCTATTCGCCGCTACCCGTTCGGCAGTGGCGGCGTATTCCGGCATGGCCTTGAGGGCGCGGACTGCCGAAGCTTGCAGCAACCACTCCTCGACTGGTGCGGCTTTGACGGTTACCTTTGTGCCGCTTGCCGTGGTGGTGGTCACGATGCGGACCTTGGTGCCGTTCATGCGGGTGGTTTGAACTTGGCGGGCCATGGTGTCTCCTTCGTGGTGGGGTGGGTGGTGAGGCAATTCCAAATTCCAGTATCTATTATTCATTCCTCTTAGGTATGGATTCTATATGGAAATAGAGATAGAGTTAGAATTTTAGAATTGATGGTATTAAGTGTATGTATATAAAAGATAATGTCGTTCCGATTGTTCTTGGAATTTCCCGGTTTTGTTGGAATTAAGCTCTTCCTTGAGTGGGTGAAATTCCAAAACCGCCGGTCAGTGCGGAAAATCGCTGGAATTCAGTTTTTGGCCGGGGATCACCATATTTCCCTTACCAGTCCTGACTACGTCGATGTACCCATCCATAGTTATCTCCTCCATCTTTAGATTGAATGACCTATCGTCCAATGTTCCCAATCCCTTTTTTCGCCTTAGCCGAGAAACCGGCAAACTCCCCTTTTTTATTGCTTCTATTATAGCTTTCCTGGCGGGATCGTCTGATGCGCTTATTCGCATCCCGGCGCGCGTTTTTTCGCCATCTACGATCGGTCCAAAATATTCTACTAATGCCTCATCCATCACATCTGAAGGCTTAAGACCGTAGCGAGTGCACATGTGGCGCACATAACGCGTCGCCTTGGACGAAAGAGCCATTTCTCCACCGCGAGGCATGTCGACAAAACCATAATCACTGGCCGCGAATTCTAGAACTGCTTCGCTGATCGACAAAATGGCCTCCTCCGTGGAGCATGAAAACCACTCGCCCTCCAGTCGCTTGCCCGACAAAATCTTATGCGCAATCTTTTCTATTTTGTAAGCGACCCTGCTATTTTTGCACTTTAGGCGGTATCCAACATTGAGCTTCTTTGGGCTGGCCGTCTGTAGGCCAGAGATTCGATCATTAATGTCTCCCGCGACGCCGATCTTGCAGGAATCGCCATCGCTTATGACGTAAATGTGCATTTTGTTCTCCTAAATTGGCCAGTCGGCGGGGCGATAGCCCTCGTCGTACGCGACCATCAACATGGCCACGTGAGTCGGTATGGCGCGCGGGTTGGTGTCGCGCTCGTAGGTGCTGACGGTCAGCGCAGTCTCATATTGCAGTACGCGCGCAAGCTGGGCCTGCGTGAGGCCCAGCCGTTGACGTATGGCGCGGAATTCTTGGTTGGTCATATTGCCGTGTGGCCGCAGTTAGGCAGCCACCTCCTCCTCAGCCTTCCATTCGTTGAAAACTTCGAGGATTGCGTCGCAACGCTTGCGGTCACGAGCGTTCGTCTCGTATTTGCTGACAGCAGCCGGAACCATGTAGTCAAAGTTGATGAGAGCGGCGGCGACTTCCGCGCCAGTCTTAGGATCGGCCTTGATAAGGCGAAGCGCCCAAGTGTGTGCTTGGTACTTGTCATAGGAGAACCATGCGTTAAGCGGAAACACCTTGCGAGCAAGCGTCGTATTGCGCACGCTCTTGACGCTGGCAAATACTTCATAGTTGCTCGGTTCGTTGGTCTTCTTCAGGCTGGTCATTTCAGTCTCCTCTGTGGTGCTGCGTTGGTGATTATTTATATAGGCCAATTAGACTAGTAAGTCAATACGCCTACAAAAGAAAAAGGGGCCGAAGCCCCTCTTTTTTGCCACAGCCGCCGCCTAAGCTGCCTCCTCATCTTCTGGCTTAAGCCGGACCCTTACGCCCTTGCCCTCAACGGAGGGCGTGTAGATGTGCCCCGCCACGGTGAGGCGCTCTAGCGCTTGCTTCACCATGCGATCGTCTGCCTTGGATACGCCCTTGGCGGCTACCAGCTTAGACTGCGGCAGGCTACCATCCTTGGTTCGACGTAGCGCAGATAGAATAGCCTTGCAGAGCTCCTCGAACTGGCTGCCTGCCATATACTCCCTCGCTCCAGCATCTAGCGAATCAATAGATCGCTGCACGACGGCGTATGCCCATTCGATGTCGTCGACCGTGACGCGCGGGTCGCCTGGGTTGTTGCTTAGCGCCCTCACAGTTGCGATCTTGACGACATGCTCGGCCGTTCGCCCTATGAGACCATCATGCGCACCGTGTTCCTCGATTTGTTCATATTGCCAGTCCTCGATCGATAGCCACTTTCTTTCCGCTACCTCATCAGCCCACGGCACGGTGTATAGGTGAGGCCGCATACTCGCGTTACACCAATTGGCCTTTGCAATATCGGGAACAGGCAAAGCTGCGCGGGCGGCCTTCAACATTTTGATCAGCGAGGCAGGCGTCACCATCAGTGGAGGTGCATCGTGGCGTTCCGGCCTCACCTTCGCCTCCACCACCACAAGGCGCGCCACGAAGCCGTCGCTGAGGGTTTCCTCCGTGAGGCCGCGGTAGAACGTGGTCGGCGTCGACATGCCATATAGAGATATGGTCGGCGCGAAGATCGGATCCGAACTGCTATCTTTCAGCGGGTCGGCGTGCTCCTTTCCTGACCAGACGCTGGTAGACTTGGAGAACACTTCCAGCAGCACCTTTCTGATCGTCTTTGCCCACGACGACGATCCAGCTCCCGTTACAGACTGTAGGACGACGCCCATCTCATCCCACGGCATGACAAACACCGGGCGGCGCCTGGCAACCTTTTCAATCGCGCTGCCGCTAGTCACTTCGCCGGGTCCGATCAGGGATTGCATGCCGGTATCGAGGGCGAGCGTGTGCATCGTCTTGTGTGCGTGTTCCTTACCAAAGCCAGGACCGGCGATGCCGACGAGATACAAGTTTACGCCAGCACCAGTCGGCCCGACAACCTGCCGGCCGAACATGGTGGCGACATACGACAACCCAGACAAGACGGAGAACTCCGCCACAGGACGTCGGGCTGATTCCAGCGACCATTGCGCGATTGCACCGATGAGGCCGCCCGCAGCCTGCGGCGTGAACGGATCGAACCTGCCCCGCGGCGCGCGGATCGGTGGCGTCTCTTCAAGGGGCTTCTGATCAACCACGGCCGGAACCGGAACTGAAGCACGCGCCCGTGATTTTTCCGCGATCCGCATTGCCGACGCGGCGCCGCGTTTTACCCACTCCTCTTCGTCTGGCTTGTAACCTGTTTGCCGCGTCAGCCAATCGTATGCGGGTTCAAACATGTTCGTCTGCATAGCCGCCATCACTAGATCGATCGCCGTGTGCGACGAGCCTCCGCCCCAATCGTTAATTCCGTCTGGGTGAATGCCGACATTGTGATTCTCAACGCCACGCCAGAAAGCGCGTGCTCGGTATCCGTCTCGCGTCCGCTTCAAATCATCTGGCGAAAAAAGTGCAGGCACCCATGAATCAAGATTGGCCATCGCGAAGTTGTTGACTTCGCGCCAGATCGTTTCGCCGAATATTTCCTCACCGTTTCGAACTAGCGGTCGGAACTCCCGCAGTTCTCCGAACGGTCGAAGCGCTTCCTCGAGCCGGATAGCGATATCATCTGGCAGCTCTGGTAGCTTATCAATCGGGGTGTCCATCAGCGTATCGTCGGTAATCCACTCATAAGCTGCCAGCGTGTCTGGGTGGATCGTCGGAGGCAAAACGGTCTGCCTGCCGTGAGCAAGGAGATCGATTATTCGGCTTTCGAAACCACCGGCGAGGATGAGGCTGAACGGGCGGCTAACGATGTTCTCCGAGCCACGATAGAACGCGCTGTATCCCTTCTGCCCCTTCTTTTTAACAAGAGGGACCGGAATCACGGCCTCGATCGCCGCACGGATCTCCATATCATCGGTATCGACATCGATAACCTTGAGATGGTTGTCTATCGCTACGCAAACGCCAGCATCCGGCCAACGCGACCAAATACTGGTTTCAATCTCAGTTGGAAGGCGATCACAGAACCGCGACCAATCCATATCGCCGTACCATTTGCCGTGCGACATGGAGCCTGGCCGCTTGCTTCCCGGCAGGACTGGGATAGCGTGATAACCCATGTCAACCAGGTCTGCGCCGACGCGAGCGTATGGGCTGTCGATCTTCTGCTTGCTGTTGATAAGCATTATGCTGCTTTCCTCTCTGCGGCCTTGTTGTCGTTGGCGTGAGATAGTTTGTGGCCCGCGGGTGATACTGCGCGTAACCGAGCGTGAACGGCGTGGTATTCCTGCCAAGCGCGGCGAAGGTCGACGTCAACGATGCAGTAGGTAACGCCTCCATCATGCGAGATCGCATCGACGTCATCACCCTTAAACCCATGGCCAGACAGAAAGTCTGCCATCATCTTCGCGAATGTATTAGGCGGCGCGTGGTCAATCTCGGCTGAGGCGTTATCGATGACGCCGCCTGTTATGGCGCAAGACGATGTGCCGCTGGCAAATGTCTCCCTCCTGAATGCATCAATCTGCAGGAAAATCTCATTGCGAAAGGCGCGCTTTGCCTTCTGCTTTTTCGATGGCCGGCCATTCAGGCAGATAAGGTAAGAGAAGTCGTCGACGGAACCGTCGGTGCGGAGGATGTAGAAACCCCTGCTGTAATAAGGCGGGACAAGGTCAACCTTGAACGCCAAAACCCCGGCGCCGATTTTCTCATCGGCTGCCGGGTGCTCTTGGAGGAGCGATAGAAGGTCTTCATGGTGTTCCGCTAGGCGTTCGCCGATTTTAGCGGTGTTCAGGATGTTGGAGAAATAAGCCTTTCTGGCTTTCTTGGTTGGCTTTTTGTCTGCTTGGCTAGTCATGCCGCTTTAGTCTCCTCATTGTCACCGAGCGGTGAATTGTCGTTGGCGGGTGTGGTGGCAACCGCGAAAGGAGCGCTAACCGCAGCCAACGCCCGCTCAACCCTCATGATGGCTCGACCGATGGCTTCTGGGATCTGCGGGCAGACTGCGTCGCCGAACGCCTCGACGATGAGGCTAGCTGCAACTGTCCCGCGTGGACCGCCGACTGCAATGCGCGACTGAGCCACCCACTGGGATAACCCATCATCCACCCGTAGGTGATGGGCAAGGCCGCGGTTCCAGTCAGCCCATGGCTCTGCAATAGGTGTGCCAGTGCCCTCGCTCCCGCCCATTTCTCCGATGCCCTGCCCGTCATGGCTCCGTCCATCACTGCATCCATCGTCGGACTGTGGCGCTTGTCGTAGGCTGGACTCCACGAATCCATCCTCTTGTCGCGCTTCGTTGGTGTTGGCAGGGTTTCCAATTGGCGAGTTCCCATCGCCATTGTCGTTACTAGCGATACTCCGGTAGTTTTCTCGCTCGTCGCTTTGGTTATCTCCGGACCATGATTCGCATCCGATGCTCTCGGAGTTGGCATCATTGCCTTGCGCGGTGTTGCCAGCATCACATTCCACGGCCGGCACGATTCCCATTTCTGCATGCTGTCTGCTGCGAAATTGGCTTTCGTCGTTGGCGTGTGAAACATTGAATCCAATAAGCCAGCTTCGCTTGCGTTCGTGGTTGGCTCCGATGTTTCCAGCACTGACCACAAACGGCCAGCAGGTGTAGCCGATGCCTTCCAGCGCATCGATGACCCTGTCTGCTCCTCTAGTTCTGAGATTAGCGCTATTCTCAAGAGCGAACCAACGAGGTCTGCATTCGTCAATGAGCCTGACTGCTTCGAAGTATAGTCCGCTGCGTTCCCCGTCGACGCCCTTTCCTTTTGTGTTGGCGCTGCTGATGTCTTGGCACGGCGGGCTGCCGACGACGATGTCTGGAAGTCCAATACCGTCCCGAACAAGTCTGTCTGCTGTGAGTGTGGTGACGTCGTCATAAACAGGAACTCCCGGGTTGTTTTCGGAATAGAGTGCTCGGCGCCGGTGGATTACTTCGCATGCGGCAATGGTGCGGTAGCCGGCGCGGTGCATGCCGAGCGACCAGCCGCCGGCCGCTGCGCTGAACAGGTCTAGGACGCGGATCAAAACGGCGCCTCCCGAAGAGCTTCACGAATCCCCTCAGCACATCCGCGCCATGCTGCTTTAACCAGCATTAGCTGCATGAGCTCGTCATAGTGTGCTAGCTCGGTCACGCCACCATTGGCGGCGATCCACTCGCCGACGGCCTCGACGCCCTTCTCGAGCGCCTTCACTTCGTACAAGCTAATTCTGTCCAACTTCGTGAGGTCTCCTGTTGCGACGATACATGGCTTGCAGAGGTAGCCTGGATCAGGCGGCCGCGACTTGTCGCCCGGCGTACTGCGGCCAAGACCAATCGCGTACATCCCACATGCCTTACAGGCTGTGGGGTTTCCATGGGTGTCCTGGCTCGGCGTAAATGGCAGTATCGAGCGGCCGGTTGGGAGTTTGGTCATGCTGCACCTGCTTGCGAGGGGGCGAAGAGGTCACCAATAGGTGAATTGTCGTTGGCGGGGTTCGACCGAGCGGCGGGCTGTGCTTGCGCGACAGCGGGCCGCTGTAGTTCGTCGACAGCCCATTGAATGCGCGCCTGCGCGATCGGCATGTATTCGTCCTCACGCTCGCAGCCGATGAACTGAAAGCCCTCCAAGACGGCTGCTTTGCCGGTGCTGCCGCTGCCCATGAACGGATCCAAGATGATGCCGCCGGGAGGTGTGATGAGACGGCAGAGCCATTGCATGAGGCTGGTTGGCTTTACGGTCGGGTGGGTGTTGGCGCGAAGAGAACGGTAGACGCCGTCTTCTGCCTGCGCCTCTGTGCGCATCTTGGTGTCAGTGTTCAGACCATCGCCATAGGTGCTGTTTGGCGGCTTCTTCGGAAGATGGTCCAACCCAGCATCCCGATCAGCACGGCTGGCCTTGGCGCAATAGAAGAAGCGGGCTGCGGAACCGCCGTTGTCGTCAATGCCACGAATGTTGTTCGTGCCTTCCTTCGGCCTTGCCGTCTCTGGACTTGCGACATCGTGCCGTTGCTGAATGCCGCGCAATCCAGCCTTGCTTGGCGCTGTTGATGGAAACGCCGCCAGCACCTCGTCGCTGCCGTCGTGGGCGATGTTGGCGGGCCAGCGGCCTCCGTCTTTTTGTTCGTAAACCCCCGGCACATTAGCTGCGCCGAACACGCCCGCGCCAGAAGAACCGAGCGAAACATTGCGCGTTGCCTTGATATCCTCTTCGGTGGCAACCCTGCACCCATCCACATTGATCGCACCCACGCCCCACTCGACGAGGTTCTCGGCAATCGTGCCGTCAAGAGGCTTGCGCGCCATGCAGATCGGTTCCCACGCCGGCTTCAGCGCAGAACCCCATCCTTCCCAGTCGCCATGCTGATTATGGGACTTCGGAAAGCCACTTCCAAAAGCCCAGCCGATTTGGTCCCTGATCTCAAAGCCCGCGTCTTCGATAGCGACGGCCATACGGTGGTATGTGCGCGTGCCACCGAACGCCACGACATGCCCGCCGGGCTTCAGAACGCGCAACACTTCGGCCCAGAACTCGTCGCTGAACGCGACTTCGCCAGTGTCCCACTGCTTGCCCATAAAGCCCGCGGCGCCACGGCCATAAACGTCTTTAGCCGGGGCAGAACCCGGCTTGCCGAACCGCTTCTGGATCGAAACCAGAGCATACGGCGGATCGCAGACGACGGAATGAATGGAATTGTCGGCAAGGCTGCGCAGAACGTCTCTGCAGTCGGCATGAAATAGGCGGGCGTTGCCCACCGTAACTGTCGGTTCCAATTGTGTCTCCTCATTGTGGTGTCCCGCGCGTTGGTGGCGCGCGGGTGGTGTAACTAAACGGTGCGCCGACTGCGCGCTAGGGCGCGGCAGTGGGGCTGAAGAGCGATGGCGCGTCTGTGTAAGGACGCTTGCCATCGATGTACGGCTTGATGGACTTCCACATCTGATTGTACTGTCGGTTTAGTCGCCGCTCTTCTGTCTTGGTGTCCGCCTCGTAGGACATCATGCGGCACGTCTCCATCATGCGAAGCGTGCGGTTTACGTCGTCGCGGGTCACGATTTCACCATCCGCAGCATCAACGCTTTGATGTCGTCTATCGTGCTGGCTGCGTTGATATCGACAATCAGATCTTCCCGCGCCACTATGCGGGTTGCTTCGTACATGCCAATGCCGAGATCGTCGCGAAGTCTCCTAATTCTGCCAACCCTCTCGCCGCCTTGTTGCTCGGCAACAATCGGGCGGCTTGTCTCGCGCGCCCACTGCATATCAAGGTCTTCTGCGCCTTGTCCCATTATGCAGCCCTCACCGTCAAAGTCTCGCCCGCCTCGCCCATGCGCGCACCTGGCACTGGTCCAGCGGCAAGAGCAGCCTTGATAGCCGCCTTATCTGGCGACAGCGTCACCTTGACCAAGCTCGCCGGAAGCAACGCCTCGTCGGTGATTTCTACCGCCGCAGCCTTCTTGCCAATGCTCACCGTTGCCTCGGCAAGTGGCACCTTCTGCAGGCCGCCTGCTTTCATGATGCGGAACATCAGACTGCGCATAGCGTCCTTCGTCTTCTCGTGCCGTTGCTTGCGCGCCTGTAGTGCGCTGATGCGGCCAGCCGTAGCGGACGCCATGGAGTCGGCCTCGCGCTCTTTGTCGATGAGGCGCGCGAGGATTTCGTAGGCGTTCGTTTCGCCCTCGATGGTGTCGGCTCGCAATTCGGCGTCGTCTTGGAGCTCGGGGAAAGCTGCGAGCATGTCAGCGAAGGCGGCTTCAAGGTCCGCAACGTCGATGGCGAGAAAGCGGTTGTCGTTGGCTGGTTTGGTCATGCTGCGGCCCGTTCTGCGTCAGCCAGCTTTTTCCTAGCCACAAGTAAATCCCACTCTTCCTCAAGGATTGGGCGCGCACCGTCGAACTGAGGTTTGTAGTTCTTGCATTCGTCTCCGACCGCGTAGCCATCGGCTTCGTACCTTGCAACCTTTGCTGCGATGTTTGGAATATACAGCGCAAACGGGCCGGTACTGGATAGGTAAAGAAAGCCGACGCCAGACTCGAAGCCATATCCTTCAATAGCCGATGATCCGTGACCACCTTCATAGGTGTATGAAATAGAAGTCGGCACTCCAAGAGCCTTCGCGAGATCAAACCCTCTGCGGTCGTATCCTGTCTGGTTTGCCAACTTAGCGGCCCACTCAGTCTTTGCCTTTGGGAAGGAGGCGCCGCGCTTGTTCGGCTTCTTGAAGTCAGGATGTACCGCGCCGGGAAACTCGACCCCAACAACGGTGCCGTCGATTGATGACTGGACGTACTTCTGCACGCCAAGCGGCTCTATCAAAGCAGCGTTGCGTTTCAGCGTTTCAGTACGCGCCGCCACGTGCTTGTGCGCGAGCTCAAGCGTGGTGCCGCCTTCAACCAGAAAATACAGGTGTCTTCTCTCACTCATCATCGTCTCCTCAATGTGGTGTGGTGTATTGGTATCGCCAATGTCGCGTAAACTTACAAATTTGTCAAGCGCGCAACGCTGCAAACCTAAAATGGAATCGAGTCGTCCAACTCCCAATCCTCAGCATAGCCGCGGCGGTTGTCGTTTGCTGGCTCCGGCAGATTGTCGTTGGCTGGGCCAACGCGGTGAGCCATGACGTCTGGGTATTTCGGATTGCGGGCGTAATCGAGTTGCACCTCAGCCGTAGAAAGGAGCTCATGCTGGCGCTCGAGCCATTCCATCACGGTCTTTGGAAAAGGTCGCTGTCCACCGTGGGAAGTCCACCACCTCTGAGCCTTGGCTTTCGGGAAGCCCTCGTGCTCGACGCAATGCCACTCGTTCACTGCCTTCATCCCGATCATGTAGGTAGTTTTGATTGAGTCGGGCTTCTGCTTACCGTCTCGATCTGTCTTGCCAGGATGATGGCGGAAAGTTCGACTGCTTACCTGATACCAAGGCTTTTCCGTTGAGATAACGGGTGCATCTGCTGCACTGGCGGTAAGTTTCTCCTCCTCGTTCGGCGGGAAGATGTACCCGCACTTCGGGCACTCCATCACCGAGATAAGAAGGATTTCTTCGCAACCGAATTTGCCGTTGATATCAGCCTTGTCGTGCGGGCAAATCTTCTGTGGCGGGGTTCCGTCGCCTGTGCCTGCCCCCCTCGGCCGGATGAGATCGATCGGCCCAAAGCGGCTCAGGTTGTTGCCATGATCAAGGACAAGGCCGTCTGTCTTGCCTTCAAACAAGCGGGTGACGCGCCCAATAATCTGAACGATAAGGCCAGCGCTCTTGGTGCTGCGGTAAATCGAGATCATATCGACGAATGGGTAATTCGCGCCTGTTGTCAGCATGTTGACTGACACCAGAGCCCAAACCTTACCGGCCCAGAAATCGGCAATGATGCGATCGTGCTCGCCGGGATTCTGGCTGGTCAGCAGTTCACATGTCTTGCCGTGCTTGCGGATTTCGGCGCAGACCTTCTCCGCGTTTTCCTGACTGACGCAGAAGAACATGGCTGCACGCCGATTGCCGCCCCGCGCGATATCCTCTGCGACGCCTTCGACGATGATCCTGTCGGCAGCATCGGAAACCTCACCCGGCACATACTCGCCGCCGCGTGTGTGAATGCCCTTCAGGTCAATTACTGAATTGACGCTCTTTGTGGAGATCGGCGAAAGATATCCTTGCTCGATCAGGTCGGGTAGGTATGCCTCATATACAACGTCATCGAAGAGTTTGAACTTGGCAGGCTTGATGACGCCAGCTTCGGCGAGCGCCGCCTGCGTGGTTTCGTCGATATCGCTGCCATCGTCGATGTCATCTGTGAGGCGGCCGGAATCGGTTCTATAGTCCGTGGCGGTTGTGCCCGCAGTACGGCTTTCTGGGTTTATCTCGCGTACCTTTTTGAAGAACTTGCCGTAAAGCGTGTCGGAGTTTCGGCTGATCGCGTGCGCCTCATCGACCAGAATAAGGTCGATCGGGCCAAGTTCTTCGACTTTGTTCCAAACGGATTGAATGCCACAGAACAGCACTTGCGCATGAGCATCGCGCCGCCCTAGACCGGCAGAGTAAATTCCTGCAGGAGCAAACGGAAACAAGCCAATGAATTCTTTGAAGTTTTGAGAAACCAGAGTTTTGCTATGCGTAATGTTGAGGATACGCATATCTGGGTAGTCGGCCAGCAGCTCTTCAATAATCTTGGCAATAACCAGAGCTTTGCCGGCGCCGGTCGGAAGCACGATAAGACCGTTGCCGCCGCCTTCGGCCCAATATTTATAGAGACTGTCGATTGCCTCGCGTTGATAATCCCTAAGCTGGAGCATGGGCAACCTCCCGCAACAACCGATTATCATTCTCATGCCGCAAGCGCTGCGGCTTGCCAGCCTCATACCAAAACACCACGCGCGGCGGCTCGTGGTAGCAAGCAATCACCAATGGATCCGCATAGGTGTACCTGCGCTTAGCCTTGCGCAGCGTCGCGCCGCTATCCATGGCCGTATCGACAATAAGCAGCCGCCCAAGGTGCGATGGGCACTTGGAGCCAAACGGTATGAACGGGATGCCAAGCAGATGACTGGCATACACGGCAGCCACGGCGCCAGATCGGCCGGGACCGGTAACACTACCGATTTCGATGTCGTCAGTATCGGCGGAAAGCACTCTGGAAATGCGGCCATAGAATTCTGTTTCGGTTATGATGCGCATCACGCCGCCTCCCCATAAATCCCCACCAGACGCACACGCTCTCGCGCCGCAAGCTGCCGCACACGCTCTCTGGAAATCCCCATATCGATGGCCACGTCCTGCAACTCGTCACCCATCGCGAGACGCATCAGCGCGTCACTGTCGCGGGTGCCTGACAGGCGCGAAAGAACCTCGGAGAGTTCTGCATAGGAGTGTTGCGACGGATCGATCGCAACGTGCTTGGTGTGTTCGATGCCCGTGGCGTCTATCGTGACGTGTACGGCCGCCCGCTTCTTCCGGCTGGCGGCGTGTTTGCGCTCGCTGACGACATTCCTGCAAAGCTGGATAAGCCACGTTCCGAACTTGTAACTTTGGTTGTATCGGTCCCATTTTCTTAGGGCGAGGAGGTATATCTCCTGCACAAGCTCATCGGCGTTGCCATTTGGGTATGCTCGGTTGGCCATCTTCTCGATGAATGGCGTGTACGCGAGCAGCTGTGCATCGTACCAGGCCGGCCGGTTATCGTTTGCTGCTTCGATCATGCTGCCATCCTTTCGATCAACTTCTTGCGTGCGTATTGCTTACGGAACCGGAGACGCTCGTAGACGGTGCGCCCTAGGCTGACCGGGATCACTTCACCCATCGCCTCGTCGACCACCATCTGGCCGTGGCGCATGGTTGCCAGTTCCTCCAATGCCTCAAGCAGTACGACCCGGTGCTCCTGGTTCGGCTCCAACGGAACCGAAAACGCGGCGCATTCCGGCACCACGACGCCGGTGCGCATTTCCGCGTTTCGCATCCGCTTGTAGTTGCTGGACGCAGCATCACGATCTGCGCCCAGGTCTTGAACGTCTCCATTCGGCACTGGTGGGCCTTCTCGAGCATCATTGTCACGGTGTTTTGTAGAAGCTCTTCGGCCATGCCGTGAACCATGCGCTGCGCTCTTCGGCGCAGCTGCGGTAGGTAGGCGACAAGCGCTTCGTCAAAGCCGGGTGGTCGGTCGGTCACGGTGTTCTCCTCTTGTTGTGGTGTTAGGCGTTGGTTGCGCCGTCTACGTAAATGCGGCCTGATTTCAGCCGGTAAGTCACGGTCTCGGCGTCCTCGTCCACGTCCGTTTGCTCACCGGGAATCAGGCTCGGCAAAAACAGATGAGCGGGGCAGCCGGCGCGCTGCTCCTCGAGGCCCAGAGGCTTACTGAATCGGCTGCAAGACCACGATCCGCCTTGCTCCGGTGACGAATACAGGCACGTCCTGCAGTTGGTTCTGGGCCACGCATCTTCGTGGCAGATGCCGCGGTGTTTGCACCACCCGCAGGCAAACGCCATCTTGGCGGTCGGATCCTCATGCAGCTTAGGCGGCGGCTCATTGGCGGCAACGATTCGCTCAGCCTTCGCCAGCAAACGCGCGCAGTATTCCAGATCATAGTGAACGCGCTCCGCGTAGAGCTCGTCATTATCTTTGCAGACAGCCAAATAGATCGCCCTGTCACGCCCGCGAGCGTGCATGTAGATCTGCATCTGCCCGAAGTGCAGTTCCTTCGCCTTGCGCACGCCGTCCTTCTTGAGCGCCGTAAAGCTCTTCAGGTTGTGCGACTTTATTTCGCCGACATGCCAGGTCTTTGGCGCTTCCGGCAGGCCAAGGATCTCCGAATCGAGATAGCCACCGACGTGCCCGCCGGCTAGCTCAACGCGGATCTGCCGGCCGTTTTCGTCTCGGTCGACAACTTCGCAGCCAATCATGCGGAGGTTTTCTATCCAGCGGTCTTCCTCGACATTTCCCGTTTCGAAGATGCGCAACGTGCGGCCGGGAATGTGCTCGTGCGGCGTAGTCCAGCGGAAGTCGTACCAGAGCTTCCGGCTGCATTCTTCGGCAAGTTGCGAGGCGGGAATCGTCTTCCCGTCTCGCTGTTCGTTGCGGTCCTCGTATGCCTTGTAGATGGCCGCAACGGTGCTGGCCTGCGGCTTAGGGATTGGCGCCATTATGACGCCACCTTGAATGCCATCGCGAATTTATACGCCTCCTCGCAGGCGGCCTTGTTCTTCCATGTCGGGAAGAACTCACGCTCAAGTTCGGCTATGCCATCTTCGATCCTGCCGGTGCGAATGAGTACAATTGCCCGCTTGACGACATCGCGCGGGGTTCCGGAATGGCCGATTTTCTCGGCCATATCCAAAATCTCTTCATCCGTCAGCGCCTCGACAATCTCATCCATGTCGACATCAACGCTGACGGAAATGCTACTTCGGACGCGTCTCGCCATCTCGCCTAGATCCTCATCGGCATGAGCACGAGCGTCAGCTCGCGGAAACCGTTGGATGTGAGCACGCCAGGCGAGCCAGGCTCAGACAGCGCCACAACAACAGGGCCAGAGGGAAACACGCCGAAGACTTCGCTGACGTATTTGCTGTTGAAGCCGATATCGATCGGCTCGGCATCGTATTCGGCCTCGACTTCATCGCTGGCCGATGTATCCGCGTTGTTGACGGACAGCGCGATGCCACCTGGCGCAATCGACAGGCGAACCGCCTTGCCCCTTTCGGAAGAGACGGTAGACACACGGTCGGCAGCCTTCATGAATGCATCACGATCGACCGTCACGAGTTTGTCGTTGGCCTGCGGGATGACGCGCTGATAATCGGGGAACGTCCCATCGACCAGCTTGCTCGTCAGGACAAAATCGCCCGCCACAATGCGGATCTTAGCGTCGGATACCGACAAGGAAACCGTGCCTTTGGGGACGATACTGACGGTCTTGCGCGGGACGATAACGGCCGGGAAGTCTGGAACCAAGGGGCCAACATGCCGAGATAGGCGGTGTCCATCCGTGGCAACAGCAACGATATTCCCGGCCAGCGGATGGATGAAGATGCCGTTTAGATAGTAGCGCACTTCCTCGCTGGACATGGCAAACGCCACCGGCGCAAACATCGCGGCGATATCGATGTCGAATGTGGCTGTATACTGGCCCGACTTCATGTCAGGGAAGTCGGCAGCAGGAAGCGTGCTCAGCTTGAAGCGGCTCCGGCCCGACGTGACGAGTAGCTGTCCGCCGTCCTCGGACAGAGTTACGTCTCCGCCAGTCTTCTTTGCGATGTCGGACAGCAGCTTAGCGTCAACGCAAAGGTTTCCCGACTGCTCGACATCGGCAGGAGCGGAATCGACAGCTTCAATGTCAAGGTCGGTGCCGGTGACAGTCAGCTTACCGTCCGTAGCCGTGAGCAGAAAGCTCGACAGAATTGGAATAGTCGTTCTTGCCTCGACGACACGGCCGACGTTGGTCAGCACGCGCGCGAGGTCTTGGCGGGCTATTGTTAGCTTCACGCTGGTGGTCTCCTCTGTGTGGTGAATGGCGGGCCGCTGGTGACGACCCGCCTAGTTGGCTGTTACTTCTTGCCCCACGGGCGGCTGCCCGTGGGCTTTGCAGCGGCGGCCTGGGACTGAGCAGGTGCGCGGGATGCCGGACGGTTGTCGTTAGCTGCGGCTGGAGCCTTGGCCGGCTGGTTAGCATCGATCGCAGGCTCCGGAATGTCGCCTTCGTCTTCGTAGTGATAGCGCTTGATTTCAGCACGGGCTGCGTAACCGTTCTGCGCCTTGCCGAGCCCCACCTTGGCCGTGAAGCCGTGGAAATGAAGCTCTTCGGAGTCGCTCACCTCGCTGAGGCCGATCGCGCGGCACAAAGAGGCAAACTGCTTTTGTCCGATTTCTTGCGCAGTCGGATTGGCGTTTTCCAGATTGTATGTCGTGAAAAGCTTCCGCCCCTTGTACTGCTCCGGCTCGATCACAACCATCGTTGTCTTGAGGATGGTACCGTTACCCGCCTTCGTCGGCCCTACGTCTGAGGCTTCTATTTCCAAGCGATAGATGCCGTTCGGCAGCTCTTCGTAGTCGCGCTGCTCGGTGTCGTGTTCTTGCGCATTAAATCTCTGGCCTAGCTGTGCCATTCGTTAGTCTCCTTCTCTGTGGTGGTTGGTTAGGCTGCTTCTGCTTGGTTGGCAGAGGCGTTGTCATTTGCTGCCGACGGAAAGAACTTGGCCAGCTCTTGGTAGCCCTCGCCCTTCTTGTACTTGATGCTGTCCGGCATGCTGAACCGGTTTTTGGCGACGAAGCCCGCTTTCTCGCTCAGATGGATGTTTCGCTCATTGCCGCCCTCGGCGTGAGTGACTGTCTTCTTGTTGCCGACGTCTGCCTTGACCAGAGAAACGCGATAGTTGACGAAGGCGACAACGTCCGCCTTTTCGCGCACCAAAGCTGCGGCTCGTTTATTCAATTTGATTTCGTACCGCGAATATGGGTCAGAAATCGGCGAGTTGAACTGCACGATGCCGGGGTGCGCAAGCTGGACGACCGTAATGCCAACGTCGGCAAGGTCGCTCAGCGCATCGAGGTATTCTCCCCACTCGACATCAGCCTCGCGGAAGCCGCGACCGAATCCGGCCGGGGAGCCTTGGCTATTGTCGTCGATGGAGACCGCTCCGATGCGGGCGCAAGTGCGAGCCCAGATGAGCGGCTCGATGCCGTCAAGTGAATCGACGATGAGCGTCTTGAAGTCGTGCTCAGTCGTCAGCAGTTCGCCAACCACGCCCCAAAGATCATCCATGGATGCGATCGTGCCGGGAGTTGCCAGGTCGATATCGGCCGGCGCTCGCTCGCCAGCGGTTGGCAGATACAGCGGAGACGGGAATTCGGCGGCAAGGGAAGTCTTGCCGACACCGTCAACGCCATAGATAACGAGCAGCGGGGGTCTTTCCTGCGCCTGCTTTTTCGTTGATTTCAAACTTCCAAGCGAAATTGCCATAGTTCCTCCTAGTGAAAATAGAGAACGGCGGAAACCAAAGCCGCCGCGATGATTGCCGGCCACCAGCTATGCGGGTTGGGCGGCCACATGCCGGTGTCGGCCGGCCGTTTACTGCCGGTAGTCATTGAGGCGATCCGCCAGCTTGCCGCCGTAGCGGACTGCTCCGACAACAACGGCGATGGCTAGTGCGGCCATCGCCACCGACGGCAGGTAGACGATGACGCCGACGCCCACTGCCGCTGACAGGCCGGCGATTGCGGCACGCTTAAAAACGGGTGCCTTGAAGCGCGTCGGTGTGATCGGCTGCACGGTGGCGTCGATAGGCGTGTAGTCCAGCGGCGTTCTGGTGAGTGGTGGGTCTTTCCAGTTCATGCTGCCTCCTTCATTTCTGTGGTGGTGTCGATGATGGTGTAGATGTCGACGTGAGCCTTGGCGCATCGCTTGTTCCAGCGCCGTGAAGGCGTCGCGGTACTCTTCCGTCCCTTCGCTGGCCGCATCGAACGGGCCGCTGCATCGACGAGATACTTCGGTAGATCGGGTGTTGGGGTCATTCTGCTGCGGCCAGCACTTGCGCCTCCAAGTAACAGCGTCGGGCAGCGGAGTGCATGTGCGTGTACGGTCGGCTTTCGCTAACCTTGGCGTTGGCGAGTTCGCGAGCCTCGCGCTCCAGCTGCCCGCGCGTCTTGCCGGTTGTGCCGCGCGTTGCCGGCTCTTTGGCTGGCGTGCGAAAGCCCTTCCCGCCGGCAATGCGTTCCATCACGGTCAGTCGGCGGACGAAGTGGCCTTCGTCGGTAGACGGCATACCAAGCTTGAAGTCGTTGGCGTGGTAGTCAGCGGCGAGTTTGTCGAAGATATTAGACATAAGTCTCCTCTCGCCGTGCGGTTGGTCGCCGCACGGCTTGCTGGTGTGGTGGTTGGTGGCGTTGGTTAGGCGGCGCGCATTACCCAGTCTTCGACCGCGGTTTTTGCCGTCGCCAGATGCAGCCCAGTTGCTTGCCGCAACAGGCGGATTGCATCGATTTTCCTGCCGTCCATGGCAAGCCGTTGCCATTCGTGCTCATAAGCTGGCTTGTCGACCTTGGTAGAGCCGGAGAGCACGTACACGCCGAATTCCTGGCCCTTGTGGATGCCAGCGAGGCGAGCAGCTTCTTTGCCAGCTGCCGCTTCTGTGGCGTGGACGTAGGGCCGCGTGGCTGGCTTCGGCTGGCCGTTCTCGATGATGGCGACGATGGCGGTAGGTGCCGGCTGGGCGACTGTGAACTCACTGGAAAAGAAGCGCAGCCCTTCATCGAAGCCCTTGCACCACAAGTCAGCGTGGCCGTCGTCATCAATCTCGACGATGTGCGTGATAGTGCCTACCGGGATCTGCGGGTAGTCCGTATGCGTGACGAGAACACGATCACCAACCTTGAACTTGGCCGGCGCCGCGTTGTCGTTGCTAGCCGCAACCGCAACGGCTGGTTCGTGGACCCATTCGGCGATGAGGTCGTGTTCCGATTTGAGTTCGGTCGTCCAATAGTGACCTCCTGCCGTGTACCACAGCGTGCAGTCTTCAGCCTCACAACGAGCACCTAACGGATACTGATCGTCATGTTCGTCAATGCGAATCGGCCCGACCTTGCGACCGTCTCGCGTGCGATAGTATTTTCCGGCTTCGATGGTGAAGGCTACCGGCTGCGCTTGCGCGGCAACTGGCATCGGCTTAAGGTCGGAAAGACTGTAGAACTCGCGGCAGGTATTGTTGCGATAGTAAGCGAAAGCGCGATCTTTCGGCTCGACTTCCAGCAGCCAATAATCATCGCCGACATCAACGACAACGCCCTCACCCTCCACTGTATGGTCATCGTACCGCACACGATCGCCGACTTTCGGCTGCCACTTTGTCTCGACTAGTTCGAAGCCTGCCTTGCGGGAACGCAGGTCTCCATCATTGTCGTTGAAGATGGCGAACTCTCCGTCCCTATTCAGGGTGAAAACGGCACCAACATTGAAGCCGGCACCGGCGAGCGTCATCCTGATCTGCTGTACTTTTTTGTAGCCCATCACGCAGCTCCTTCCGTCTTGCTGTCCGGCACCAAACGAGCGCCCTTGGTGAAGTCGACCTTGATGACATTGTCGCTGGCGGTCGGCTGGTCCGCGACCTGTGGCGGATAGGCTTCCGGATCGTGCTCGATCTCGATTGCGTGCCACCAGATGGTGCTTGCGCCGTCCGCAAGCCGAACTAGATATTCAGCGCCCCACTCGCGCTGGCCGATAATCTGGCCGGTGAGGTTCGGGTTTTGCCTCGATCTGACGAGGTCGCCAAAATCGAAGTAATCGCATTCGCAGGTTGGCTCGCTCATGCCGCCACCTTCTCGGTAGGCTGCGTCGCCGATCTTGCCAGCGAAACCGGCATCAGGCCGGACGTCGTCGAGCAGCCGCCGTTGTGCGGCATCATCTTCGTGATGCGGTCTGGGTGATTGTCGTTGGCGGCGACCAACTGGCTGGGCGGCGTGAGGCGCACGAAACGTTTGCCGCTAATATTGTAGTACGCCGTCATAGTGCTGACGCCGAACTTATCGGCGATGTCTCGGAATGCCATGCCCGAGAGGCGCAGAGAGCGCATCTCTTGAAGCATGGAAGCAGTGATGACTTTTGGTCTCATTTGGTCTCCTCATGTGGTTGGTGTGGGCTGAGCGCCGTTGGTGCGGCGATCACGGATATTGACAAATTTGTAATTCGTCGGAAGATAATGTACACAAACCCTTTGCTCAACAAATTTGTCAGGTGAGAAATTGGCTTCCGGAAAATCTAGATTCGCTCAGATGCTTATCAACGAGCAAACCCGTCAGGGGCTGACCGATCGCGAGGTGTCCGCCAAGTTCGATTGGCTGCAGCAGACGTTCAGCAGGTGGAAGATGGGCAGCCTGCCGCGTCCTCACATGTTCGCGTCGATCGCCAACTTTCTTCAGATAAGCACCGACATGGTGGCCGAGCTGATCGACGAGGCGACCACGTCGACCGGCAACACGAAGCTGCCGGCGGGGCTGAAAACAGCAAGCGTCTACGGTCGCGTGACGGATCGCAAAGAAGGCAAGTACGTGTTCGAGCCTTTCAATATGGGCCGAAAGCGCATCCCAGAGGGGCGCTATGCTGTGTTGGTGGATACCAAAGTAATGGAGCCCGCGTTGCTCGTGGGCACGAAGGCGTGGGCGGATCCCGGCGTCTGGCCGCAGGCTGGCAACGAGGTGATGGTGCACGCCAAGGGCGGCGTTGCCTGGATCGGCAAGCTGGTCAGCCTGGCCGACGGCGAAGCGGTGATTTCGCAGTATGCCAGGAGCGGCAACCTTACGGTCAGGAACGTCGAAGCAATACATGTGATCGTCCTTTCCGAAAGAGTTGCCGGTTAGTGGGGGCTGTCAAGTAGGTTCTTGACAAATTTGTGGAATGTGCGGTAAACATTCCATGCCGTTGTGGTGACGGTATCGAAATCCGGAGTTTACGGCGGGCCACAAGCCAGTCTCCTCCTCCGAGAAAGTAGGAACCATTTTCCCTGAACCGCTAAGCGAGTGGTGTCGACCTAACGGTCGGTTCGGGGAGTTTGGTTTTCTTCTTATTGGCAATTTGCAACGCGAAAAAGCGCCTGCCGGCGGGTAGCCAGCGGCGCTGCTTTTATGTCGTGATTTTCATGTGGTTTCTCATGATGCCCCTCGCTTGAATGGTAGTTCCTATAAAAAGGAAAAGCCGCCCGGAGGCGGCTTCTTGCTCATCACGTCAAACGGCGTCATGCGGTTTGATCTAAGGAGCCGCCGCCCCTACGCAATACATTAGGGCGGGCCTCTCTGGCATTGATGACGTCTTCTGCCGCCATCATTGCCAGTATCATTTCTTCTTATGCCCTGATCAGACGCCATGATGGCGTCGTATCTTCTTGTTACTTTGTCTGCCCTGCTTCGAAATCTTCTTGGTGCAATATTATCTTTATCGCTCATGTCTTTTGCCTTCCTCTCGTTAGTGCCCAAAAGGCGGGCCTTGTATTTTGTTTTGGGTTAGGCAGTCCTCCAACCGGCCCGCGCTTTATTCTGCGTCTTGTGTGCCGTTTGTGTGATTATTGGTATAGGTTATCGGTTTATAGGTCAACAGCTTTTTATTGCAATCATACACATAATCTGATAACTGATTGAAAAAATAAGGGATAAATCTATGAGTGCTCTTTCTGATTTCCTCACCGCACGGGCAGCGGCGCTTGGAATCACGCAAACCGATCTGGCGCTTAAGGTCGGCATGTCGCAGCCCAGTATCAGTGATTTGTTCGCCGGCATGGTCTCGTCCCCCAGGAAGTGGCGCGAGATCGCGCGCGAGCTGCAGATCCCGGAAAAACAGATGCGCGAACTGATGAACGACGCCGGCCGAGATGGCGGCAAGTCGACGCGTCTGCCGCGTAGTGTTTCGCGAATGACACCGGAAGACATAGTCCGTCTGTCCGAGCAAGAAAACAACCATGAGCCGAACGCGCGGATCGATCAGTCCATTCCCATCCCGTTTAACGTGAAGCCTGGCCGGATGATCCCTGTTTTGGGCGAAGCTGTGGGCGGTGTCGACGGCGAGTATGAATTCAACGGCTCGGTGCTCGACTACGTCGCCTGCCCCCCGTCTCTGGCGAACGTGCCGAATGCATACGGCGTTTATGTCGACGGCGAGTCCATGTCTCCGCGCTATCGACCAGGCGAGACTGTCTATGTACACCCCGGCAAGCCGGCTCGTCGAGGAGACGACGTAATCGTGCAGATCGCAGCATCTGAGGACGGCCGCCCGCCTCATGGTTTCATCAAAGAATTCGTCGGATGGGCCGGAGATGAGCTTGTGCTTCGCCAATATAATCCCGAATCAAAAATCAAGTTTGAGCGCGGCAAAGTGGTTTCGGTTCATCCAATAGTACTAGCCGGGAAATATTGATTGACTATGTGTTTTATAGGTTGACTCCTAAAAACACATAACCTATAACTCTCCTCACCGCCACACCTAACCAGGCGGAACACCACCAGAGGAGACCGACAATGCTCGGCAGAAGATACACAGAAGAAGATTATGCGCCTGCAATGATCGCGGGTAGTGCAGAGCCTTTCCGCAAGCCAGATCACCGTGCCAAGAAGCATCCGCGCCCGCGCAATGTAGATTGCCGCGGTCGTTTTGCGTTGCGCCACCAGAAGCCTGGACGTGTGCTGGCTGAGTTGGAGGTGGGGGAATGAGTGCGGTCCTGCAGCATTCCCGTTGTGACGATGGCGTGGTAATGATCCATGACGAAGGAGATGTTTTCGCCTTCATCGACAGCAACAAGGCATCGCCATTCGACGAAGAGTTGGCCGTGCGCTTCTGCGTTTCCTTCAACGCGTATGCCGATTTGGTGGCCGGTCTTCGAGCCGCAGAGATAGCGCTGCGCGAAGAAGGATTCGAGGACGACGCTGACAACGCCGCGCTCATCCTTGCCAAGCACGGAGGCGGACAATGACCAACATCGACATCGACGTCAGCAAGCTCAAAGAGCCAGTGCTAGCCGACGATTACCCGGTCTATGCCGACTTCATGTATGTCGCCGACGGCAAGGTTGTCTTGAGCGACTATCACGGGATCACCGTGCGCGAATTCAAGTTCCGCCTTGGCGCCAAGGAGATTCGCCGCTGCGATATCTATGGCCGCTCTGATCAGTATTTCGGGAGGGCGGCGTGACCCACGCACTCCGCAAATTAAGCCGCACCATCAAGATCGCCGCCACCATGGCTCTCGCCAGAACCTTTGGCACGTACGAGCATTCGGGATGGAACGGCGAGTTCGATTATTGCCGGTACACGTGGCGCGGCAAGTCGTGGGTTATCCCACAGGGCCGGTGTCACCATGACCACCCGCTCTTTCATCCAAGACCTGATCGCAGCATGCGCTGCCGGCTCCTTCGTTGCGGCGGTATCGATTTGGCTGCCGTATCTCGCTTCGACAACCCACTAGTCACCCACCAATAACCACTAAAATTGAGGAGACAGACATCATGGCAAAGAGAGCCACCAAGACTGCTGCCGTGCATACCGAAGTGCAGACGGAAGAAGCCGCGAAGCCGGTAGAGCTTGCGACATACAAGGGCTTTGGCGCTGACTGGCAGTGCCGTGGCTTTCAATACGCGATCGGCGAAACATACAAAACAGAACGTCGCGTCGTCCGGTGCGGCGAAGGAGCGTTCCACTCCGTTTTGATGCCGCTTGACGCATGGAGCTACTACGGCCCAGCAAATAGCAAGTTTGCACTCACAAAGGTTGGCGGCAGCATCGTCGATGACCCAGATGGTGACAGCAAAATCGCATCTGCAGAAATCACCATCAGTGCCGAATTGAAGCTTCCAGAATTCATTCGCAAGGCAGTCGCATGGATCGTCGACGCAGCAAAGGAGCGTGTCACAACCGGCTACCGTGCCCATGCCGCGAGCACCGGGAATGGTGCCCATGCCGCGAGCACCGGCTACCGTGCCCATGCCGCGAGCACCGGGAATGGTGCCCATGCCGCGAGCACCGGGGACTATGCCCATGCCGCGAGCACCGGGGACTATGCCCATGCCGCGAGCACCGGGAATGGTGCCCATGCCGCGAGCACCGGGAATGGTGCCCATGCCGCGAGCACCGGGAATGGTGCCCATGCCGCGAGCACCGGGAATGGTGCCCAT